ATGCTGGTAAGTACGGAGCATCGTTGCTGTATTGCGAATCAACAAAAAATGAATGTATAAAAAAAGCACAACTAATTAATGGCGAATGGGTGAATTACGTAACCGAATGGTGGGAAAAATATGAGAAGTACACCCCCCATACACCGCAATAGAATCAAAAAATGAAATACTGTAGGTTGCTTAGAATCTTGATGTATATCAATGTTTTGACTTTTTGTTTTTAAAATAATCAAATCAACAGAAAAGGGTTGAGAAAATGGAAAACTCCGACATTTTAAAGGAAATTTCTCGAATAAAATCACATTTTACGGGCGCAGACCCAGATAAACTTGAAGTATTAAACGGAATGATTGAGCAGGCTGCTTATGAGACTGTTTTTTTGAAGCAGTTAAACGAACAGGCTTTAGAGTCAGGGTTGGTAAAATATCATCCTGAAAATACTCAATTACAACGTACGCTTCCGATATCCGGTGAAATAGCAAAGCACACTGCTGCACTCACAAATATACTTGATAAACTTGCAAGACATTTGATTGTTGCTGGTGATGATGATGGAGATGAACTCGCAGATTACGAATAGTTATTTGATCGAATACGCAAAAAAATGTTTAAATGGGGAGATAATTGCTGGTGAAGAACTTAAATTACAGTTATCTTTATTGATCGAAGATATCAATGATCCGCAATTCAAATTTGATACAGAAGAAGCGCATAAGCGAATTAAATTTATAGAATCTGAATGCAAGCATAGTATTAGCCCATTTGCCGGAAAGCCTTTTTTGCTCGAACTATGGGAAAAAGCATTGATCGAAGCAATTTACGGTTTTTTCATGCAGATTGATGGGGTATGGTTGCGAAGATTTACCGAAGTCGTATTGTTAATCGCAAGAAAAAACGGTAAAACATCGCTTGCGGCAGCGCTTGGGCTTGCTGAATTTTTTTGTGGGAATATTGGAACTAATATTCTTTGCGCGTCAAATGATTATGAACAGGCAGGCATGATATTTGAAGAAATCAATAACATGCGCGAAGAATCTCCTAAGTTGCGAAAAGTAAGTCGGAAAAATATTAACGGCATATATATGGGGAACCAAAAGCAGAAAAAGAAGTCCGGGAAGTTCTCATATCAAAATAAAGCAAAGATAAAAAAATTATCATTGAAAACCGGAGCAAAAGAAGGGAAAAATGTTGATTCTGCTGTCATAGATGAAGAGCATGAAATGAAAGATGATAGGCTTGTTATGCCGATCAAGCAGTCTATGTCTACAAAAGACGAGCCGTTATTGATTGAAATATCAACAGAAGGGTTTACAGAAAATGGATATCTTGATGAAAGGTTACGTGAATGTAGGCAATCAATCAAAGGAGAATTATATAGGCCAAGATTATTGCCATGGTTATATACGCAAGACAGTGAAACAGAAATTTGGCAGAATCGTTTAAGTTGGGTAAAATCAAATCCTAATTTGGGTGTATCAAAAAAATGGCATTATTTGGACAAGGTTATTGAGGAGTCAAAAACAAATTCAGCGACGCGCGCCTACGTTTTATCGAAAGATTTTAACATTAAGCAAGGCGCGGCAGCAGCGTGGCTCGATGAAAGCGTATTAATAAATACAGAAACTTTTGATATCGATGACTTTAGAGGGGCTTGGTATATTGCCGGAAACGATTTTATGGAAACAACTGATTTATGTGCTTCTAAATTGTTGTTTAAAAAACCGAATGACCCGATCACATATTTTTTATCGCATTATTGGATACCACGATCAAAACTTGACAGATCACCTGATGATGTGGATTACAAGCAATGGGAACGCGATGGGTATCTTACGATAGTTGATGGGAATATTGTTGAAAGTTCGGTTGTGGCGAATTGGAAGTATGAACTCTATAAAGAATTTGGAATGAAACCATTTCGCAGTGGGTATGATAACAGGTTTGCAAAAGATTATATCCGAAGATTTGAAGAGATTTTTGGGAAAGATATTGCTGTGAATGTGCCACAAGATGCAAAATGTCTAAATAGTCCAATGCGCCATCTGGAAGCGGATTTTAGAGCAAAACTTGTTAATTATAATAATTGCTACGGAGATTTATATTGCTTTACAAATACAGGTTTCAAGGCGGATTCACTTGGCAGAATCATGCCATGCAAAATACATACAACAAAACGAATAGACGGAACGGCGGCGGCAATTGATGCTTACGCCGTTTTTGAATGGAATAAATCTGAATTTATGCAATTGATAGGCGGGTGAGCAATGAGTATTAAATCATTTTTTCAAGGTATCTTCGCGAGAAGCAACCAAAAAAAATATTCTGCATACATGTCGGACGCACTTCCGGTGTTTTCATCTTTTGGGGCAGATATTTATTTGTCTGATTTTATCAACAACGCAATTGACAGGATCGCATCTGAAATTTCAAAGATTGATATAAAAAGCATTGTTGATTTTGGCGATAGAATTTCTGTTCAAAACGATGATATTACTCGCCTATTTAAATACAAACCTAATCCGTTGCAGACGACAAGTGATTTTCTTTCATGCGTTGAATGGATCCGCAGAAAACAGAGGAACTGTTTTATATACCCTCAATATGAGACGGTCACTGCGGGCGGGAGAGAGTTTAAAAAATATACCGCGTTTTGGCCATTAAACCCAGCATCGATTCGAATTGGAGTAAATGATGGTGCTGTTTGGGAGGTGGAATTCTCATTTAATGACGGGACAATTTATACGCTCCCTTATTCTGAGCTAATCCATCTTAAATGGAGGCGTGGATCGAATACGATAATTGGAGGTGGCGATGACTATGGACTTCCAAACGACTACGATGTTCGGCGCGTACTCGATGCACTCGATAAAACAATACAGGGTCTTCCAAAATCAATCGAGTCATCATTGCAAATCAAAGGTGTTTATACTGCAAATAACCTCATTGAAACTACAAGACTTAATGAAATGCGAGAGGATTTTGAAAACCATATACTGGCAAGTAAAGCCGGAATAACAGCAGTAGATATTGCGGGTACTTTTACGCCTGTGAATATTAATCCGCCTGAAATATCGGACAAAGTATATTCGTTTTTGAAATCTATTTTGTCGGAACGATATGGAATTTCTATGGCGATATTATCCGGAAATTACGATTCGACAAAACACGCTGCGTTTTATCAAAATTGTATTGAGGATTTTAAAGTCCAATTTGAGCAAGCAATGACATCTACCGTATTTTCGCAGCGCGAACAGGATGTTGGGCATCAAATACGCGGATATTACGGCCTTGTTCAGTATATGTCAAATTCTGACAAAATACAGGTTGCAAACATTTCCAAAGAAACAGGCATGATGACAGTAAATCAACTTGCTGAAATGTTTGGGATGGAACCGTTTGAGGGCGGTGATCGAAGGTTGCAATCGTTAAATTATGTAAATATTAATGATATTGATCTTTACCAAAAAGGAAAGGCAGGCGTATTAACGGATGGAAGCAACATTGGAAACCAATAAAAAATATGAACGTCGCGTCATGGAAGTAAGAGCGGTTGATGGGGAAGGGATGAATATAGAGGGTTATGCTCTTAAGTTTGAAAGTCCGGCTACTCATGGAGACGGATTACGGAAATTTACTGAAACAATAAAAAAAGGTGCTCTTGACAGTGCGGACATGCGCGATGTGCCTTTGCGTTATAACCATAATGACAACGTATTGATCATGGCGCGGACCCGAAATAAATCACTGCAATTAATTATTGATGATACCGGGCTTTTGATTCGAGCCGCACTTATAGATACCCAAAGCAACAGAGATTTGTACAAATCAATTCAAGAACAGCTCATCGATAAGATGAGCTTTGCTTTTAATGTTTCTGATGGCGGCGATACATGGAGTTTCGGTGAAAGTGAAACGACCAGAGATATTACAAAAATTGCAAGATTGTGGGATGTTTCGGTTGTGGATATGCCGTTTTATGATTCCACATCTATATATGCTCGCAGTTTCGATTTGTTGGACAACGAAAAGAAACAGCTGGATAGCGCGAGAGAAAAAGAAATTTTAAGACAAAAAATTATCATGAAGGGAAAATTCTAAATGAAAGAAAAACTCTTAGCTCTACTCAAAACAAAAAATGAAAGAAAATCTCAAATTGCATCAAAGAGTGAAAAATGCGAAGACATCAATGAACTCAGGGGATATAACGCGGAACTCGATTCGCTCAATGAAGAAATCAGACAGATTCAGGAATTGATCGATGGGATCAAAGAAGAAAAAAACGATGATCCTGATCTGAGAACTGCGGCCGTTAACGGGCAGATTCCCGCAGTCGTCAAAACAAACGCAGAAACAGAAAAACATGAGGAAAAATCGGATGACAAGTATGCATCAAAGGAATACAGAATGGCATTCATGGATTATTGCATCCGTGGAACTGAAATACCTGCCGAATATCGATCCGACGCATTCACGGCTGTTTCAGATGCTGCCGCCGTAATTCCTACAAACATCATGAATGAATTGATCAAAGAAATGAAATCTTACGGTCAGATTTATTCACGATGCAGACTCACGAGCATTCCCGGCGGAGTACAGGTCCCTATTTTGTCGCTGAAGCCGACCGCAACACGAATCACCGAAGCATCCACTTCAGATCGAAAGAAAATCCAAGCAAATACATATGTGACGTTTGGGTATTTCGGTCTTGAATGCAAAGTGGCAACTTCCCTTTTGGCATCGATTGTATCGCTTGCAATTTTCGAAGCTGAAATCGTTCCGTTGATTACGGAAGCTATGATTTCAAGAATTGAATATGAAGTATTCAAAGGAACGGGGAGTGGAATGATGCTTGGCATCACAGTTGATACACGAGTACAGGCATCGCAAAAAATTACTTTGACCGCGGATGAATTCACATCATGGGAAGCTTGGAAAAAGAAAGTTTTTGCGAAAATACCAATTTCCTACAGAAATTATGCTATCTACATGGGCGCAGGAACATTTGATGGATACATTGACGGTATGACAGATGCAAATGGACAGCCGATTGGTCGCACGAATTACGGGATTACTGATGGGATCCCGAGCAGATTCAGCGGGAAAGAGGTCGTTGAAGTTGAAGAAGATATCATCACAAGTTATGACAATGCTTCTTCCGGAGATGTGGTTGCTGTATTTGTTAATCTCAAAGATTACGCGATTAACAGTAACATGCAGATGGCGATGTTCAGATGGCTTGACCACGACACAAATCAGTATGTCGATAAGGCGATTCTTATCAACGACGGAAAACTTCTCGATGCCGCAGGAGTTATTATCGTTAAAAAAGGTTAAACAGTTATTCTGTGGCGCGTATGTAAAAATTCCGCGCCACAACTATAGGAGGAAAATATGTATCCTTACAATTTCAAAAAGGGTCAAAAAATTCAA